CTGTTCTTCAAAAACAAGTAAAAGAATTTAACAACAATTTTGTAAAACAAGATCGTGCATTGGGTGAATTAGGACATCCTTCAGGCCCAACTGTTAATCTTGACCGTGTTTCTCATGTGATCACAGAATTACAAGAAGATGGTAAAAATTTTGTTGGAAAAGCAAAAATTATTGACACACCGAATGGAAAGATTGTAAAAAATCTTCTTGAGTCTGGTGTTCGTTTAGGTGTGAGTTCAAGAGGACTTGGTTCTGTAAAAACAAATAAAGATGGTGTAAATGAAGTTCAAGATGATTTTGTTCTTGCTACCGTTGATATTGTTTCCGATCCTAGTGCCCCTGACGCATTTGTTAATGGCATCATGGAAGGAAAAGAGTTTAGTCTAACAGGTGAAGTTGAATATGATATTCAACAGGAAATTAAAAATACTGTAAAAGCAAGACTAGAACAAAAGAAGATTGAACTATTCAAAAAATTTATGGGTGGTTTATAATTTAATTTTAATTTAAAAAGGAGCTATTAAAATGGCTGAAGAAAATGGACAAGTTGAAGAAGCAGAAGTTATGGAAGATGTGAAAATTGAAAAAGAAATTGATGAAGCAGCAAAAGATCATAATAAAGAACAGGGACTTCCAGCACTAGATCCTGAAAAGGGTCGTGAAGAATCAGAGGAAGATGGTGAAGGTGGAACGAAAAAAGCTGCTGATCCCAAAACAAAACCTTCCAAAGCATCTGCAAAAGCTGAAAGTAATCACGAAGATGAAGAAGAAGAAGAATCTGAAGAAGAATCTGAAGAAGAAGAATCCAAGAAAGAAGAAATCGAAGTTAATGTAGAGGAAGATGTTGCTGCATTGATTAACGGTGAAGAACTTTCTGAGGAATTTAAAACTAAGGCTGCTACAATCTTTGAAGCTGCTGTTAAATCTAAAATTGCAAAAATTCGCAAACAGATTAGAGAAGAATCCAAGAAAGAGCAAGACGAGCGTGTTGCATCTATGCAGACAGAAATGACTGAGAACATGGATAAATACCTCAACTATGCTACAAAAGAATGGATGGAAGAAAACAAACTAGCAGTTGAAGCTGGAGTTCGTACAGAAGTTACGGAGAGTTTCATTACTGGTTTGAAAAAACTTTTTGAAGAACATTATATTGATGTTCCAGAAGAAAAAGAAGATGTTTTTGAAAGTCTGGTAGTCGAGAATAAAGAGCTCGAAGAAAAACTAGACGCACAAACGCAGAAGCACATGGATACCGTGAAAGAGTTAAATACATATAAGGCTGCTTCTATTTTCCAGACCGTTGCAGAAGGAATGGTCGATACTGATGTTGAAAAGTTTAAAGAATTGGTAGAGGATGTTGACTACGATGCTGACGAACAGTATGCGGAAAAACTGAATACTATCAAGAATAGCTATTTCAAATCAGACAAGAAAGACGAAGTTGTAGATAATAAGAAAACTGCTGGCACAAATAATCCAGTTGTAGATGGACAAGGTGATAGTCGTATGGATAGTGTAATGAAAGCAATTTCTTCTTTATCAAAGAAATAATGGGTTGAGTGATTTAGACTTAAATTAATTAAACAAATTTTAAAGGAGTAACTAATATGTATATGGCAGAAGAACACTCTGAGAAGTGGAAGCCCGTAATGGAGCATAAAGACCTTCCAGAGATTAAAGATAGTTATCGCAGAGATGTTACGCTGCGTTTGTTGGAAAATCAGGAGAAGTTTCTTCAAGAAGCAGCACCTACAAACTCTACTGGTGGTAATGTTGACAACTGGGATCCGATTTTGATTTCTTTGGTTCGACGCTCTATGCCTCAAATGATTGCTTATGATGTTTGTGGCGTACAACCTATGACAGGCCCAACGGGTTTGATTTTTGCTATGAAAGCACATTATAATGATGTTGCCACAGGGCCTGAAGCTTTCAATGCTACTGGAACTGGTGCAGACGAAGCAGATACTTCACATTCTGGTACTGGTACACATACAACTACAGCTAATACCGTAGATGGTAGTGGTGTTGATCAAGGGCCAAGTCCTTTTGATGGAACTTGGGATACTGGTACTGGTATGTCAACTGCTGCTGCTGAAGCAAAAGGTGATGCAGACGGTAATCATTTTGCAGAAATGTCTTTCAGCATTGACAAAACTTCCGTAACTGCAAAATCTCGAGCTCTGAAAGCTGAATACTCTACGGAGTTGGCTCAAGACTTGAAAGCAATTCACGGTTTGGATGCAGAAACAGAATTGGCAAATATCTTGTCAACTGAAATTCTGCAAGAGATCAATCGTGAAGTTGTCCGTACCATTTACGGAGTTGCAAAAACTGGAGCAATGGGCACAGATACAACAACTGATGGTGTATTTGATCTTGATACTGATTCAAATGGCCGATGGTCTGTTGAGAAGTTCAAAGGTTTGATGTTCCAAATTGAACGTGATCGTAACGAAATCGGACACGAAACACGACGCGGTAAAGGTAACTTTATGATTTGTTCTGCTGATATTGCATCTGCTATGTCTATGGCAGGTATGTTGGAAACAGGTCATGCATTGAATACAGACGATACAATGTCAACCTTTGCTGGTACAATGAACGGCATGAAAATATATGTAGATCCTTATTATACATCTGGTATTGGCCAATTTTATACAGTTGGTTACAAAGGTAGTTCTGCATATGATGCTGGTCTTTTCTATTGTCCATACGTTCCACTACAAATGGTTCGTGCTATGGGTGAAAACACCTTCCAACCAAAAATCGGATTTAAAACTCGCTACGGCATGGTTAAGAATCCTTTTGTTGGTAGTGGTGGAGAAACCATGACAGCAAATGAAAATCAATATTACAGAAAAGTTAAAGTTAAAAACTTGATGTAATTTCAGTTTTTTATTAAATCAAGAGGGATGGGGATTTTCCCTGTCCCTCTTTTTTTTTGGAGTTATTTATGCACGAATATAAAGCTAAAATAACAAAAATAATTGACGGTGATACTATAAAATGTGATATAGATTTAGGCTTCTCAACAATCCTCGCTAATCAAACCATTCGTCTTTTTGGCATTGACACTCCCGAATCAAGAACTAGAGATAAAGAAGAAAAATATTATGGAAAATTATCAGCTGCATTTTTACAAGATAAATGTCCTAAAGGCTCATATATAACCCTTAGAACTCATTTAGATAAAAAAGGCAAGTTTGGGCGTATTTTAGGTGAAATCATAGTTGACAATGTTAATCTAAATCAACAAATGATTGAAGAAAATCTGGCGGTTGAATATAATGGTCAATCTAAAACAGATATAGAAAAAGAACATCAAGTTAATAGAGTAGCCTTAAATAGACGAGGATTCACTTTTTCTTAACTTTTTCCTTGTATTGCTGTTTTTTATGTGTTAATATTTGCTTGTCGGTTGGTTCAAATTACATTATCTATTTATTACCTTTGCTTTATATATTATAAATAGCTATATAAATTAGTTATTAATATTCTTACGAGTTAAATAATGCCTTTACAACCCAATGAAATAAATCAATTAAATGCTATAGCATTTCATACTAATATTCAAAGATTACCAAATGTAAATTATTTTTGTCAAAGAATAGATATACCATCAGTTAATCTTGGAATAGCCCCTCAAGTAACTCCATTTTCAGATGCTCCATCAGAAGGTGATAAACTTACATTTGAACAGTTCACAATGACTTTTATTGTGAGTGAAGATATATCAAATTATTTAGAAATATATAATTGGATGGTAGCTATAGGATTTCCAGATAGTCATAAGCAATTTACTTTAAAAACATCTTCTCTTGAGAATGCTTCTATACGAGAACCACAAACAATAAGATCTGATATGAGTGTTATAATTACTACAAATAAATCTAATCCAAATTTTAATATTACTTTTAAAGATGCTTTTCCTGTATCTTTGGGCAATATTTCTTTAGATGCTGCTACAGCTTCATTAGAACCTATCCTTGTGGATGCTACTTTTGAATATGTTGGCTCATTTTCAATAGAAAAATTCAACTAAATTCTTCCTTGTATTTACAATAATTTTTTGTTATAATTATAATTATGAAAATTGATGATATAAAAGAAATGATTGACAAAGATACTGCTTTTTTGAAAGATGAGAGTCAGATGGATGATTCTTCTCTTTCTATACCAGAATTGCACGCAAAATATCTCCAATTAATATATGATGAAAAACTTGCATTGGAATATTTTAAAACAGAATATAAAGTTTTAAAGCGTGATAAATGGTTATATTATACAGGGAAGGCTGATCCAGAAGTATATGCAAAAACCCCATTTAATTTAAATATATTAAAAGCAGATGTTGATAAGTTCCTTGATGCAGATACAGATTTAAATGCAGTTTATTTAAAAGTAAAAGCACAAGAAGAAAAACTCAACTTAATAACAGAGATAGTTAAATCTGTTATGGGTCATTCTTTTAATGTTGGTAATGCTATAAAATGGAAGAAATTTTTGAATGGTGAGCTTGGATG